TAATTTACCTGTCATCAAATAGGTGACAGTATCTATACATCCTCTAAGATAATTCAGTTGTTCTGTTTGTTTCTCAGCCTCCACTGTAGTCATAGGTCTTTGCTTACTTACCTGCTCAACTCTTTTAGTAAATCTTTGTAGGAGTTGTTCGTAATTCTCAGTAGGCTTCATAAAAAAGAGGTCGTTAGGTTATATATTAGCACTAATAAGTATAACCTGCAACAAATAGTTTCTCGTCAGAAGAAGGTTGTGAATTCGGAACATAGATTCCCCTGCTTGCTTCTGAGTTTGCTTGTGCTCTTGCTAGAAGTGCTGCCTGACCTGCTGGTATATTACTACCTGCCCATGCCTTGAGGCATGAGTGTTGTAATGCTCTACCATATGAGAATGATACTGTCCATGGTGTAACACTCACAGCATTGTTCATCTCACTCAAGTATATTGATGCTGCTTCCTCACTCAACCCACCAGATAAGAATACGATACCTGCCACCTCTTCTGGCACAGATCTTAACATAACATCTATAGTTTTATATGCCACATCTCTTGGTGTAACTTTCTCAGTGCACTCAGCACCACAACATGTCATAGATGGTTTGAGTAATGTACCCTCAAGATAGACACCTAGTTTCTCACATGCAAAGTATGTCTCTTGTATGATACGTTCTTGTACTTCAGCAGTCCTATCATAGTGATGACTACCATCCATAAGAACCTCTGGTTCTATGATAGGAACAAGACCTGACTCCTGTACTGATCTTGCATACCTAGCAAGACCCCATGAACTCTCAAGTATCGCTGCTTCTGAAGGTCCGTCTTCTGTAATCTGTAAAACTGATCTCCACTTAGCAAACCTAGCACCCTGCTCATAGTACTTTGCTGCTCTCTCAACAAGTCCATCGATACCAGAGCAGTATGTCTCATGTGGTAGTCCACCTGCTAGTGGTTTCAATCCTTGGTCAACCTTGATGCCAGGTATGATACCTAACTTCTTCAACTTATCAACCATGGGTTCACCATCAGCATGGTTTTGGTATAATGTCTCTTCGTATAGTATCGCACCACTTATGTACTGACCTAGACCAGTAGTGGTGAATAACATACCTCTGTATGCTTGACGATTTGCCTCAGTATTTTCAACATTGATACCTGCCAATCTCTTACCAACTGTGCCTGTAGATTCATCAACAGCAAGGATACCTTTTCCTCTTGTTGCTAATGCTTGTGCAGTTGATTTTAGTTCTTCTCTATTCATCTTCAGATTTTCTTTATATTTATTGGGACAAAAAAAGACCTCCCGTAGGAGGTCTTTGAGTTGGATATTAACCGATTGTAGGTGCAGATAGTGCAACCTGTGTAGACTCAGCAGATGCTAGGTCTAGTGGGAAGTTGTGTGCATTTCTTTCATGCATAACTTCCATACCTAAGTTTGCTCTGTTTAGAACATCACCCCATGTTGGGACGATTTTTCCGTTAGCATCAACAACTGATTGGTTGAAGTTGAAACCGTTCAAGTTGAATGCCATTGTGCAGATGCCCATAGAGGTCAACCATACACATACAACAGGGAAAACTGCTAGGAAGAAGTGTAAACTCCTTGAGTTGTTGAAGGAAGCATACTGGAAGATAAGACGACCAAAGTAGCCGTGTGCTGCTACGATGTTGTATGTTTCTTCTTCTTGTCCGAACTTATAGCCGTAGTTTTGACTCTCGTTTTCTGTTGTCTCTCTGATTAGAGAAGATGTAACTAGAGAACCGTGCATTGCACTGAAGAGACTACCACCGAACATACCTGCTACACCTGCCATGTGGAAGGGGTGCATTAGTATGTTGTGTTCTGCTTGGAACACGAACATGAAGTTGAACGTACCTGATATACCTAGAGGCATACCATCAGAGAAAGATCCCTGACCGAAAGGATACACTAAGAATACAGCAAATGCTGCAGATACTGGAGCAGAGTATGCTACACAGATCCATGGTCTCATACCTAAACGATATGATAGTTCCCACTGTCTGCCCATGTATGCAGAGATTCCAATAAGGAAGTGGAAGATAACCAACTGGTAAGGACCTCCATTATACAACCACTCATCTAGAGTAGCAGCTTCCCAGATGGGATAGAAGTGAAGTCCAATAGCATTGGATGATGGAACGACAGCACCAGAGATGATGTTGTTACCATATAAAAATGAACCAGCGACTGGTTCTCTGATTCCGTCGATGTCGACAGGAGGAGCAGCGATGAATGCTACGATGAAACAAGCAGCAGCAGTTAGTAAGCATGGAATCATTAGAACTCCAAACCAACCAACGTAAATGCGATTGTCAGTGGATGTTACCCACTCACAAAACTCGTCCCATCCTGATAGCAAACCACCACGCTTACGTGAAATAGTTGTCATTAGAAATGAGTGCGTTATATGAAGGGTATAAAAAAGACATATTTACCCTCCCCAGTCTTGGTTATCGGGAGCAGTGATTTTATTTATCTTAGCATATCGTAACATTTACTGTCAACGCATGAGTATATTTACTCATAGTATCATGAGTAAAAGTGATGACAATTATTAGGTTTACTTATGTCTTAGGCAACCTTGGATTGATAACATTCTTTGTCACATAATCTCTGAAAGACCACCCCCAATCCCACACATGCATCTCGTGTAATTCACTTGGTAAGTCAATCAACCCCAATGATCTCTTCAATCTTCTAACCCAGAAAGAATTATTTTTATTCGTATCTCTATTGATAGGAACCCTATCTCTCACGATAATATTCACCTTAGTTTGAATAGAGTATTTTCCATTAGTAGTCTTTATCATAGTTGGATCATACCACCACTCTCCATGTGGTATGTAAGTACCATAAGCACGGAACTTGTCAGGATCTTTGACCTCATGCCAATCAACTTGCCATATTTGATGTTCATCCTGTATACCTGTAATCGGTCTTATCTCTTTCAATAAATCGTAACACTCTTTTATTATCTCACTATAAGTATTTTTCTCAGTGAAGTGACCTGCTTGTGGATGTCTTTTATTTCTAGCAATCTTTGCCTTAGGTGATGTAAGATCAAGTCCTATTGTTTCCCAATCATGTATCCTACTCCACTTCAAACCAGTGAGTTGTCTTGCACAATCAAATGATATCTGATCTCTATTAGATCCTATCTTACTATACTTCCACCATAAATCATGAAACTCTGCCATCTCATCATCAATCTGTCTCCAAATACATGTCAAAACTGGTGAACAATATTGTTTAAAATCATAATCAACTTTACTCAATGCATCAACAAGTTCTAACATCTCTTCTTTGCTATTGAAATTAGCACCAAATCCCTCCATGATTTCATTGTGGAATGTAAATCTATGTGGGTGTAACATGTGTGTAAGTGGAACATCCTTGAGTATAGCTTTACAATTATCTACCCACTCTTTTGTATGCACATAGCATCCATCCAACCATACAGTCTTTGATCCGTAAGGGAATAGTTTGTGAGGACATATCTTTGCATAAGCAGATAGTCTTCTCGGATCACCATCCACCTCATCATATACAAACTTAGGTATATCTCTGAACTCCCATGCTCCCTTCTTCTCTACATTTCCGTCCGTGAAACAAACATACTTTACATCAGGATCATAGTACATATCATCAGGTATGGTATCATACCAATTTGTTATGCTAGTATAAATTATTATCTGATCTTTCTCTGGATCATCCCATTCAATAGCGTACGAGTACACACCTGCATCACCATAGAAAGGTTCACCTGTGATGCGATCAGTTCCTGTCCTAAAATATTCTTTCCAATCATATAAACCTGTAACCTCAGTCAATAGATCTACAAACTCAATAATATCAACCTCTTCTTCATGATAGATGTAATCTCCTGTTCTATTATCCCACCACTCACCTTCTGGACTTGCATCTGAAAAACGATTTATGAGATCCCTTGAGTACACTGTCTCACATTTTTGAGGAACAAGTTGATAAGCAACAGAGAATGAAAGTTGATCTCTTACACCACCCTTGTTGTACCACTTCCACCATGTCTTATTGAACTCATGATCATTCCAACTTCTCCAAATTATTGTGCATAGAGGTGAGAAATATTCTTCAAAATCAAACTGTGTTTCTGATAGTTCAGTAGTAAACTTCAATACATCATCTGGATCTACCCACCCTTTACTAACATACTCTGCACACTCCTCAAGGTATGTGTGTTTGTGTGGGTGCTGCATATATGTGAACCCACCCCTACCTATTATCTCCTCACTCAATTTCTTGAAGTCATCATTCAGTAAGTGAACTTTAGATGCATCGATGTATACACTAGGTCCTTCAAAAGGACACAGGATTTTATCTTTTCTACTACTCCTTACAGGATCACCTAGATCCTCTACCTCTGTAATGACTTGCACCCAGTCTGGTGCTTGAAGATTTTCAATGTAATTGTCAGTGTTTATAGTATAGTAAATCATATTATATTGTACTTGCCCATATAAAATTCATGGTCTGGGTACTCAGTATATAGTTTGGGATTCAGACCTGTGATCTTACTCATCTCTTGCAATAACTCATCTTTTCTAAGATACTGTTTCATGTCACCTCTTTGTGGATGCATACCTCTTCTACCAAACTTATTATAATATCCAAGTGGCACACCTGAGTCTGCTCTACGTTCAAAAACTGATGGTAATTGTATACCTGATTCTTTGAGTGCCATATCATATGCGATCTGATCTCTGTTGCATCCAATCAACGACCACTTGTACCATGACTCATTGAACTTTGTCATCTCTGGTGTCAAAGTTCTCCACACTATGGTACCAAGAGGACTTGCATATGTTCTAAAATTATATCCTGTCTCCTTGAGTTTCTTTGTAAGATTGATTGCATCATCGTAACTGAAGAAAGCACATGTGAATCCCTCCAACATCTCATCGTAGTATGTGAATCTTGATGCATGTCTGAGCATGGTGAATGGGAAACATATCTTACTCCTCTCTATAAACTTATGTGTGTGTCTATAGCATCCATCAATCCATATTGTGTTTGATCCTTCTGGAAAATACAGATGTGGATTTGCCTTTGGATAAAATGATAATCTTCTTGGGCAATCTATATCTACGTCAAGTTTTATATACTCCCATGGTTCTACACTTGTGTCTACTGTTCCGTCATGAAAACAAACATATCTTACATCAGGATGATAGTAATTACCTGGCACAAATTCATCGTATCCATTAGTAATACATGTGTATACTATCATGTCCTTTGGTTCTGTATACTCATTCATTTCAAAGGGAGTGTACTTGACTGTGGCATACAATTTACTAGAGAACAATACTTCTGATTTATCGTAGAATAAGTCACGTAAATCATCAATAAATTTTATCCTATCTTTAGCAGAAGGTCTGTCTTGTAAAACATATGAGTCTCCATAATCTTTGATCCTGTTCTGTCTATTTCTCATCTCTAATTTTATTGGCACACGATGTATCTTGAATACAAGAGGAGATCTAAATTTTTTACCTATCAAATACTCAGCGATTGAACTTGATACCTGATCTCTATTGACACCATCATCATACCACTCTCTCCATAGGTCACACCAATTACTGACCTCTGGGGTAAGTCTTCTCCATATAAGACTATTGATTGTTTGATTATAATATTTGAGTGGATATCCTATGTCTTTTATTCGCTTACACATGTCAAGGATTTCATTCTTAGTAGAGAATCCATGCTCATATAATTTTTGAAATTCTTTAAAAAGAGTCCTCTCTTCTGGATGTTTTTGGAGAACAAAATCATGCTCTTCAAAAAGATCTTTTGACAAGTCAATAATGTAATCAGATATAGGATAGCATGCGTCTATCCATACAGTAACAGAACCTTTATCAAAATATAAATGTGGACAATGTTTAGGATGATATGATTTTCTTACTGGACATGGTTCATCAATCTCTAATTTTATATACTCCCAACCATCTGTGTCTGGTTTATCACCATCATAGAAACATACAAACCTTACGTCTGCTTTTGGTGGAGGTGCTAACTTATCATAACCATTAGTTATTGATGTATAAAATATCATCCATTCAATACGTCCTTTGGTGCAAGTTTACCTGCTAACTCTCCTAGTTTTCTATTTGTCACATCACCTGGTTCACGGGAGAACCAACCAGTTGCAATGTACTTAGATATATTACCTGTAAGAAAAGCACCTCTGTGAACATGTGTGTATGCTGCTGGCCACAACACTACGGTGCCTTTCTTTGGTTGAAATGATACTTCTTGATGAAAGAAGTCAGTCGCACCACCGTTCTGAGGTGGTATATCATTGAGATATATCATCCATGTCACAACTCTATCTCTATACAGAAAACTACCATTCTCTGAATGCCATATATGATATCCACCACCAGAGTTTGTCTTCTGTATTTTACATGTCCATGATGAAACAGGATCAGACGAGTCTAAGATACCTTTATATTTTTTCGCATAGATCTCAAAGCATGCACCTACAACCTGATTGATTTCCATAGCAAGAGAAGGGTCAGCAATCTCAAGATATAATTGTTCATCTTTTCTTGATAAAGCATTTTGGTTGAATTGTTTTTGACCTTCACTAAGAGGATCAAGTGTCAATTCTTTACCCTTGAAAGATGTCACCTTGACTTCAACATTTTCTTTCTTTATATGTTTTTTAGAATACCAGAACTCAAAAGAATCTATGACAGAATCACAGAACTCCCACTTGACAAAATTATCAAAGACACCTATGGCACCATGATCAACCATACCTGTAAATTCAGGTTGCTTTTCACCTTGTATGACAACTTCAGGCACCATGTTTTGCTTCCTCCTTTCCTTGATTTATGTATACTACTGGTGGTATTCTACCACAATATTCATCCAGTGTCATCACTTCTTCTATCTTCACATCAGCACCATTCTCTCTCCAAAAATCTGTGAGAGCATGGTTACTATTCTTATGGAAGATTTCTATATGCTCCTCGTGTATAGCAGAACCCATATCTAATCTGTAGTTGAACAATGGTGTAGAGTAAGACTTACCACTGTCAAGAATCAAGTCTTCGGATACTGCTCTTGGTCTGATGTTCTGGTCGAGTTTCCACTGCGTTTTTCTTTGGTGAAGTTTGAGGAGTTTAGTTGCATGATGACGAGTAATAAGGTAGCAAGCAGCAGAAAAGTCATTTATAAATCTATGGTGTAACTTTAAAGTTATACCATTAGGATTTATGATAGTCAACTGTAAGCAATCAAATGCCACAGGCACTCTACGTCTTACATCTTTCCATGTAAAATTCCAATGACTTGCCAAGGATAAATCTACATCATCCTCCATGATAATAATCTCATCATGATCTGTCTCTTCCACAAAATATTTGAGTGCAGATAGATGTGACATGACACATGCTATCTCACCATCATTCATATTTTGTGGCACGGTGCCTTTGAGATAAGACTCATACTCTGCACCATCAATACCAGAAATCCTATGATGATTTTCTATCTGCCAGTAATCAAACTGCTCCTCCATATATTTTTTTCTTTCTGGAAATCTATCAAGATTTATCCACAAGACAGAAGGAAAATTTGCTAATTTATATACCGATTTATTTTTGTCCATTTCTCTCTTTGATATAATCAATCTCCTGATAATATTTCAAAAGAGATTTCTTACCCTTGACTTTCAATGTCTCCCATAGTTTTTTATTATCTTCACAATATGGATTGTTGAACCATGAGTTCTTTGTGCGACCATGTTCAAGGTGATAAACATACTCATGTATTCTACCAACACTTGATAGTAAGTTGAATCTAAAATGTCTTTCGTCATCTTCATATCCATATGCTACAAAATTTTCATTCTCACCACCTAACTTTTTATATTCATCTGTGTCAAAGAACTGACAGAAACCATACTTAGCATCCCACTGTCTCATGTGACCATTGAAGTATTCAAAATTGAATCCAGAGTTTATAAAATTTGTCACTTCATTATCACCAACATGACATTGGAATTGATAGTTACCAAAACCGTATGGGTATACTATTTTGACAGGTTCTCCACCCTCTGCATCAGGATGCACCCACTCTTTCGCTATCATGTTTGTTGCATTGATATATGATTCAAGTGGAAGAATAATATCACTGTCGTAATTTGCTACAACTGGTGTGTCCACCATCCATAACATATCATTGAGTATCTTTGTTCTATGAAATGTAAACTCATCACTCTGTTCAAATATGTGATGAATACATGCAAGCATTTCTGGTTCTAATGCTTGTTTCAGTAGAGGTACAACCTCACGTTCGTATACTGATTCTTTATCGACCTCTTTGACAATTATCTTAGTGTCAAATAACCTTGTGAGGTATATCAAAGTCGTTACTATATTTCTCATTCGATCATCAGTTTCTATCCGTAGAGGTATGATGAATGTAGTTTTTGTTAGATCAAATCTTCTCACAACTTTAGGTGAAATCATAATACCTCCCAGTTATCACAGTATAGATCAGATGTATCATGATTTTTTGTATAACCTGTACCAAACCATTTCTTTGGAGCGATGATTCTTTTGTCAGGATTCTTACTCAACCATGATCCCCACCATGAGAATGATGAGTTGGCAATAATAAAATCAGAACACATAGACATCATGCACAGGTCTGCAAGATTATCTCCACCCTCTGAGACAAGGAACCTATCGTCAGGAAACTCAGAACTACACCATTTAGGATCGTCAGAAAAAATAACAACATTACGTTTTGAATCAAACTTTGATAGTGCAGCATCATAGTATTCTTTAGGACATGGTGGATGGTTGTCACAGTTTTGTATGTAATCACCACGACGTACGTGTAGTGCAATTGGATCTTGAACAGTCGAGATCATATCTTCACATGGCATTTTGATTTCATTCTTGAATTCAAAATCTTCTCTTATATCTTCTTCTATATTATCAAAATATTTTGTGCTCTGCAAATATGCATACACATTGTGTCCATCTGGCATATTATCATATAGATTTTGATCAAAATGAAAGTGTGCCTCTTGCACATACGGACCTGGACATACACCTATATTAGTAAGTCCTTTGAGTTTGAATGCTTCAAAGAGTTGATGATCATTCCACTCATCTTTGAAGTTACTCTCTGGTATCATGAAATCAAATCCACGGTGAGCAGCGATGCCTCTTAGTCCAGCATACTGGAACATTTGATTACCTAATCTTCCGTGTCTTCCGAGGTGGTTGAATCCTATAGTCATACTGAATGTTTGTTTTTCAAATAATCAATCTCCTCAGGTATGAGGTGTTCGTTTGATCTTTGTGTTTGGTTTCTATGTTCTCTATTTGATATATGTATATCCTTTAGAACAACTGGATCTCCATGGTTTTTATACAACCTATAGTACATGTCACAATCCATCAACATGACCAAGTGTTCGTCAAAGTATTCTTCAATACCATTCCTAACAGCAAGAATTGAAGGAGAACTAAGAGTGTTGACACCCTCCAATAATCTGTCGTTGTAAACTGGTAACTTTGGGT